CCCCCGACTCAAAATCAATGTTTTTAGCTACGGTAGCGTACTGTTCGCCTAGCCGACGCTCGTCTACGGCCGGGGCAATACCAACAAAATTTTGAAGTTTTATGAGCATGCTGTTCCTTACTTCAAAAGAAAAAGCAGCGAAACAATCACCCCGCCCATGCTTAAGATCACTGTTCCCGCTGCTGTAAGTACCATCCGATTCAACGCAGTTAGACTTTCATCTATAGAATCTAGTCGATTGAAGATGGTCTTCGACCGTTCTTCGCACATAGCTTCATGTCGCTCTATGCGGCTTATGGCTTCAAATATGCGCTCTTCAACCTTCATGAACCCAACCTATATTAGTTCAGCTAATACAACAAGCCAAAGTTAACAGGACGCTGCGCAAGGCCCCGTATTGTAAAAATCAGACCAAGCTTTTAGTTCAATAAAAAAAGCAGGTTCGGGTAAAAAAGCCCACAAAATGTAAGCAAGAATAGCCAACCGTATTGTCCAACGAATAATAAACAAACCCGCAAGAATCTTGAACCAGCGTTTGTGCCTTATTTCATTAAATTTTTCGATTGCTGTGTTTTGAATAGCCGCTATCATTTTAAAATTACTCCTAATCTTTCCAACTTGCAGTTTTAAGAACTACCTTTAATGCGTAGCTTTTAGGCTTCACGCCTAGTTCTTTGCGCACAAGCCATAAAGGTTTTTCAAGATTTTGTTCAAATGGATAAACGCGCAAATCAGTACCACGTTGTCGGTGCCAAACGTTATACAACGCTCTCAATACCCATAACGACTTACGAGGCCGGACAAACATGTACCGAATCACACCCGCAAACATTATTAATCCAAATCCTGAAGAGCCGCCCTGCCAATACTGGGTAGCAATCGTAGCCATTTCACCAAAACGAGTCCTTTCATAATCAAAAACAATGTGAAAAATATCATGAAGGTCCCGCTCACGAGCGTTATAAAGATAATTTAACTCACCGGCAGTTTTTCCTAACCCCGCGTTTTTGTATTCGCTTAAGTATTTAGCATAATCAACTTGATCATCCTGTAGATACTCAAAAAGCCTTTGCCCTAAAGAACCTTCAGGCATTTTTTCCAAGCTATTCGTGTCAGAAATTATATCGGATAAACGTGGATGGGCTGTAAGTAGGGCGCAAAACCTCTTATCACATAAATAGCGGTTTCGAGTTTTATCAACTCGCTTATCACCCATAGCTCTAACAGCCCCAAAAACGTACTTAAGACGATCAGATTCAGGCGCTGTTCGTATCTTTCTGAATTGATTTAAGGCATGCAACGTTTTAATCATGATGCACCCTCATGACCTTAGTATTATTAGCTGCGCTAACATCAAAACTCGAAGAAGTCATTTTATAAAATTTATAAGCGGTTAAAGCAGTACCGTCTTTAGTTACATCTGTTGAAAAAGCGACATAACAAGTCTCACCTGCTTTATCGATTGTCGACGTTGCGCCGCTAGGAATATCTTTAACTCGAACCGTCCATGCGTCGGGGTCATCATCAATTCTAAGAAAACATGCAATCGAGCTGTTCGCCCCTAAAGTAAGTCGCGCAGTACTTGACTCAGGAATCCATTTAATCGGTAATTGGCGCCATTTTGTATTTCCAAACTCACATGTATACGTAACCACAAGCTTGTTGTTTTCGCTGTCGTAAGTAAATGTGCCTCCAGTTATGTCGCGCATTCCTTCGTCGTTTGACTCAAGCCAAGTTTCAAAATTAGCCCGTTGTTGCGCAGTAAAACCATCGACTAAATCAAACTCTATAGTAATACTACCTTCTGTAAGCAGTTGACTTTCACCACTTCGAATAAGACCGTCTATAGTAGGATGGCGTACAATTTCGTCGTTATTGTGGTTAATAGACGTAACTGTGTCTCTTTCCATGTACCTACCTGCGGGTTGGTTAACAGCCGCTGACATAAAAAGTTTGTTGTCATAATAGCCGCTGATTGTAAAATCCAAGTCTGTAAACGGGCGAGTCATAATTCCTCCGTGGGTTCTGTTTGATCTGCGTAAAAAGCCCTTACCTTTGAGTCATCATCTCCAGTATAAGGTGGTAATTTTGCATTGGCTTGAGCTTCAATTTCCTCGTCAGTATCCGGCCAGGGGTCTAAATAAACCTTTATAGTTCGATAGCCTTGTTTAAAAGTCACAGACCGATTTACTGGGTCTTTGTTTGTAATCACTCTTGGCATCTCAGACTCCATTAATTTTTGCAAGACCATCGCGCAACTTGCTGACGCGAGCGCGCGTTTTGTCTGCTACTTTTGTTATAAAATGAATATCGTTTTTATCCAAGCCATTTACATAAGGTGTCAAGTGGTCAAAGGGGTATGCTATTGTTTCTAACACCGACGCCTTGCGGTTACGCAGACAAGTCACATAGTTAAGAGCCAACGAGTTAAGGCCTAATACGCCATAGTACAAGCACTGGTGAGCGGGTAACCCGCCCACAACTAGCTCGTCTTCTTTATGATTCATGTAGCGGGGCATATTAAGGATGCGTTTGTCTTTAAAAACACCTTTGTCAGTTTCAGGAATGTCGTCCCATAGCTCTGGGTTAATTAGAAAAATGCTCAGGTCCTTTATACCTAAAGCAAGCGGCGATCCTTTTAACTGATAGATATGGTTCAACTTGTCGTTATCAATAAACACCGCATACTCACTTGCGCAAATCGGATAGTTTCTGGCAACTTCTGGTATATCGCTGGACGAGCCGCGCCAAACCACACCGCTTTTTAACACCATCGTTAAACTAGTGCTGTGTTTTAGGGCTGTGCCAACAAATGATTCGCCAGGCGATACACAACGTATGGTTGCACCGGGGTCGTGTTGGCTAATAGCATTGATTGTTAGTGCAGCTAATTCGTTAGTCTCAAGCACAAGGTAATCTAACATCCACATCCTCGAATCTTTGGAAAAACAAATCTACATTTTCTTGGGGGTCATTAGCGTGCACCGATATTAACCCTGATGATTTACACGAAAGAAGGCGCTTCATTCGCTCTTCTGAATAAGATTCACCTGGGAACACTGCGTTATAGAAAGCAGAGTAGGTATAGACACCCCGCATGTCGTTAAAGACATAAACTTTTTTACCTAGCGCTGAAGCGATAAGACCCATTTCACTATTAGTGAAGGCACCCACGATAGATGCTTGTGTCATGAGTTGATGGCCCGACATATTTTTATCAAGAAGACAGTCGCTGCCTAGTTTGTTTTTTAAGTAGGCCACCATTGGGGCGGCAGACAGTGGATGCAGTTTACATTTAGCGCCTTGAGAGACTGCGTTTTGTAAACGAGAAACGTCGGCTATTTTGTCGAAGATGTTGCTGCCTGGCAGAAAGATCACAAAGTCGTGCGTTTTTTTCGCTTTTCGAAGCCTATACTTGTCGGCGCATAGCTGTATTTTTTCATATAACATTTCTCCCTCTTGAGTAATGTCGCTCTGCGCAGCATCAATCATTGTCTGATACGTTCTGACGGTACAAGCTGGCCGTATATACAAAAACTGATTAGCCATGTCAGTGTAGACGTAACCATGAACTGTGGTCTTGTCGTTTTTATCGTACCAAATGTCGTACTCAATCTTGCGATCGGTGGGTAGCAGCTCAGATATTTTTATAACGTCACCAAAGTTATCGGCTCGCAACGTGTTTCCTGATTTAAAAAAATGCGCGGCTGTATCCCCTAGCACCTCATTATTCGACATCTTCTGAAAAGCCATCAACCTTTTCCTCCATGGCTTCAAGACGCTCTTCAGTGTCTTTCAGATGCTCCATAAGTATTTCTATTGTTGCCTCAATTCTCTTATTTAAAAGATCGATTGCTTCTTCTATTCCTCTGTCCATTGGCTTCCATCCCAATATCTAATGTTGTGCGCACCTGCAGACGAAACTTCTGTTTCTGCCCCTGTAGCGGTAACGCGTTCATATACAGTCGTAGCGTTGCTGGTAGCCGTGAGTTGGCTTGTTGTATTTGTAGTATCGAAAGACGTACTAAATGTGGTAGTTGTGTCTCGGCTTGTTGTTGCGCTTGTACCTACCGCCGTATTGAATGTAGTTGTAGTTGATCTGCTTGTATTAAAGGAGGTCGTTCTACTTGTGGCGTAAGTGGTAGTCGTTGCTCTACTAGTTCCTCTACTAGTACCAAAGGTCGTCGTAAAACTGGTCGTAACGTTATAACGTCTTTGTATGTAATAATAAGTAGAAGTAATCCCTAATTTGGAATCATATGTACTTGAATATACGCTACCGCGTTGATACTGGTAGCTGCCAAATTGTGCAAGAGTAGCGGTACCAGTAACCTGGCCTTGATAAGTTCCTCCCCAATTAACTTGTCCGGTGTTCCCACCGGCGCCTGAAGATGTAACCCAAAAAGTGGTGCCGCTATAAGTATAACCTGACCAAGCTCCGCTCGTTGCCCTACTAGTTGATCTACTTGTGTTATAAGAGGTCGTAAAGCTAGTCGTCGTTGATTTACTTGTGTTAAACGAAGTCGACCTACTTGTACTAAAAGTAGTGGTTGTAGCATTACTTGTAGACTGGCTCGTATTAAAGCCTGTAGCAAAAGACGTAGTCGTGGTCTGAGTAGTATCTCCGGTCGTCGCAAAAGTCGTAATAAACGACGTAGTCGTATTAAAGGTTGTAGTGCGGCTAGTTGCGAAAATCGCGTCCCAAACGGTCACAGGTGTTTGACTAGCGTTGTTAGCTACAACGTAGTTCACTTGGTACAGCGTATTACTAGCACCTACAGTAAATATACGTTCGGGTGTTTTTACAGTACCGCCATCGTTAACCTTTAGATCTGCCATACTGTTAACTCACTACATACCAAACATATCCTGCCGGGTAGTTTGCTCCACTAGACGGAGCTGTGGTTGTTACTTCAGAAAAACCGTAGTTGTTGTCAGTCGCGCTAGCTGCATAGAAGCCCATATTTGCGTGGGCACTGCATTGGTAAAACAAAACTCTTGGCGTTGCTTCGGTAACAGCAATCTGTGTATACGCACCAGCAGACCCGGGTGTGCCGCTAGTTGTGACATTTGTTGTATAAGCGCGGTTTTTACCCACGTCATAATACATGCGTAACGGATGATTAGCGTTACTGCTGTCAGACTGATCAAACTTATAAGTGTTACCGATGATCAACTCAATAAACGGCGACTCAACACCGTCGATCTCGTAACCGGAAGAGGAGCCCACATTGTAGTAAGGATGCCTCTGAGTCTTTGTAACTACTTTTACTGTGAGTGTCCGCACAGTGCCGTCTGGTGCAACCTGTGGGTCAGTGAACTCGTTGTTCGTTACATCAGACAACGCTTTAGCAGGAAGCCTTAACTCAGCCTTATTACCGGAATCAAAGGCACGAGCTGATGTGCCATCTTGCGCACGCACAATTGTCAACGTGTTAGTACTAATTGCCGTGACTTTGACTACTTCTGCATTTAGAGAAGCGTCTTCTAACGTCATGTAAAAATAGTCGTATGTCCCAAGTGTGGGAAACACGCTGGCATCAGTAACGGTACAGCTTGTAGCCGAGTTGTTTAAACTGGCGCTAAGCGTCGTCTTAGCGTTATTCGCAAACTTAATTCCCATGAGCGGCCTCCGTTATTAGCGTAGCTAATTTAAATCTACGAAACGGTGACCGTCCATGTGATAGTCATTGAGTCGTCAGCGCCTTTGTTAACAACACTAAACACAGTGCGGCAAAGCATTGTTCCGTTCGAGGCAGCGTTAAAAACACCTGCTTCAGTGATTGCGCCCGTACCGGTACCGGCTCCGAAAGTATCAACATAAACAATTGTGTTATTCGAGACAGTTACCGAAGTAAGTGCTGTACGGGCTGCCTCAGTTTCGAGAGTTGCGTCATTAGCAGCAGCGGCTGTAGTTCCTGTTCCGATTGCCATATGCGACATTGCGGTTGCTGTAGCATCTTTCATACGACTAGCTACATAGTTCTTACCTGCAGTCACGACCAAGTTATCGACTTCCTGAACGACTTCATCATTCAAGGCAATCGTAAGTCGGCCTTTCATTTTCAAACCATCATTAATCATTTTCAGCTCCTATGAGTTCAACGTGAACTCGTTAAGTGATTGGGCGTTAAGGACTGACGACTCTGCCCCAACCAGAAAACCGTTGAGTCGCAGTTCTACAGAATCATCACCCATTGAAATGGAATCAGACTCTACAGTTGAAAGGGCCAGCACCGCTGACTCTGACAAGTTCGTTGTGTCGGAAAGGACACTATCTACGTTAATAGCATGACTTTCGAGCACGGAAAATACATTTTGTTTAGCAATGTCAGACAGAGTCTCAAGCTCTGATTGATCGTCGATGGCTATGCCATCTGTGAATGCTTTGCTTATGACCAGCACTGGCGCGTCCCCAACAGAGACGCTGTCAGCTTTTTGTAATGTCATAACTGTGACGGGGGCGTCACCGATCGTAAGAGTTTCAGAAGGATTCGGCTCGGCTTGAACAGAGATAGCCTCTGACACCGACATCGAGTCTGTAAAGCCACCATGTTCGAAAAGAATGCCCGCTACTTCGACCATAGAAACAGCGTCTGCAACCTCTCGGATTGTTGTGACAAAAAAGTCAATCGATTCAGTAATACCGACTGTATCCGCCAGGCCTTTGTCAATTGTAAACAGCGGCAAACTATCTGACATAGACGCAATGTCAGTCAAAGAAGTAGCAACATCAAACTGCTGAACATCAGTCATAGTGACCGGATCAGCATCGTCACCAATAAAATATTTGTTCACCGGATACGCATCAAGCGTGACGACACCCTCAGCTTCAATCTTTTCCAAGACAGCCTTGAGTTCGACAGCAGTGAGTACGTATTTTGAGGCCATTAGTCGAAGTCACCTCGGACATTGAACTTGATTAGGTCAAACAGTGTTTGTATGCCGCCGCCTGAAAAAGATATCTCGACCTCACCCTCATACACGCCTGGTGTAGCAAACGTATCTGCGGGAAAAACGGTTGCCGCTTTACCGTTAGTGGCATCCGTAATAGTCATAAGTAAGGTTTTCAAGATTTCTGTTTGCCCGACCTGACGAATCCGCAGACGCACCGTTGCGCCAGAAAGCGGTATTGGTGCCCAGGTGTCACTATTGTTTTCATCCAGCGTTTGACCCGCTGCTGCTTCATTACTGTCTTTAAGACTGACGGTGACCTCTGGAAGCGTATCGCCGGTCACCATTTTTACTGTTTGTAAATACGCCATGATTAACCTTTCAATTTACCGATAGACTTGAGGCCGAAGCTCGCGCCTATAGATGCCAAGATGCCCCATTGAATCCACTCAGGGGCGGTACGAAGGAAGTCAAAACCCTGCTGCATATACGGCTGTGCCGCAGGAATGAAGGACCCGGCTATGATCGCGATAAAACAAATCGTCCAGGCCTCGTCTTTCCACGAGTCTGCCGAGGCGTCCATAGCTTTTTCTTCCCAGCCGCCGTCTTGCTCCAACTTCTTAATCTTCGCGTTGACTTTGGCTTCTTCCACACGTGCTTTGAGCTCGGCTTTCTTTTGCCGACCTTCCATAAACTTTGTAGCAACACTGGCAACGGGGCCAAACAGACTCTGTAACATCAGTAACTCCAGATCGTGGGACGCAGCGCTCCGTCAAGCATCTCACTCGTGGCAGTATCCAGGTGTATAAAACGACTAGCTGGATCGCCTTTCTGGGCAATTCCTATGCCCGTAAATACATTCAATTCAATAGCAGAGGTCAAAAGCTCATAAGCGTCGCCATACGCCACTTTGAAGTCTGCAGCCACTCCATATGCATGAGCGCCAGGACGTGTCTTGTTGGCCTCAATAGGGTGCTCTATCGGGTCTCTATACCCACTGGTTACAACCATGGGTCTTCCATAGACCTCACGAAGAATTTGAATCTGCTCCATGAAATCAGCGTTCATATCGCAGTAACCCGTGGCTGAGCACTCGAACTCTTCACGGCTAAAATTTGGGTACCTGCTCCAATCCATTTCACTCACCATTTAACTTTGTCAGCCCAATAAGCCGCTGACATCTTTCCTTTTGCTATGTTGCGGCGATGGCGAGCCTTGAAGCTAGCACGCTTCTTTTTCATACGGTCGCTTTCGCCTTTCTTTGGTTTGCCCGCGGTCTTCGCGCCTTGCTCACCGAAACGAATGGTCTTTACTTTGTCGCCTTCTTTGGCAACGACAACATGGCTTTTCTTCGGATGGTTAGGGGTACGCTTCGGTTTGTTGTACCCGCTGACTCCGGCTCTAGCCAATCTTGGATCCTTCTTTGCTGCCATAATTAGCTCCACTAATACTACTGTATATTGTTTAGCACAGGAATCGGCCTGTTCCAATCGCCATCAATAAAAGTATCGTCAAAAGCGTCTATGAACGGGATGTTGGCTATCAGGGGTCCTGCAGCACCTTCCCATTTCAGACTCTCCACAGTTGTCAGTCCAAGTGATAAAGGACCAAGTACTCCTGAACGTTCGAATATTTCGTATGCATATTCAGGGCCGTCCATATAATTTGTTCTAAATACTCGCCCACTAGCTTCAACCCCTGGTAGAAGCGCTTGAGCAAACCATTTAAACAGCTCTCTAAGCTCCAGACCCAGCATAGTAAGGGGGATCATAAATGCTGCAGCCAATAGCATTATCTGTGCCCCGCCATAGAAATTACCGTCTCTGTCGTAACGATTCATAACTTCACGGCCAATTCCGCCGATAACGGTTTTCCCATAGGCATAGAAGTAAGACTTGAGCTGCCACACTACTGTGAGGTATGGGTTATTCGCCCACGAGGGTCGTTGTGCGGGGTTCGGCCTAATAATGGCCTCTTCCGCAAACCGTGCTATTGCTTTACGGATAATGTCGGCGTTTGGGCCATATAAGTTTAATGATTCTGTTTCAGGGTCGTAGTTCTCTAATACTTGCTCCCTAGTCAGCCCTAATTCCGCCAGATAACGTTGTTGGGTTTCGTCAAAATTTTGTTTAGTGGCGGTGCGAATAATAAACTTCTCGCCCATTTTAGCGGCCAATATCCTCGTGGCGCGGGTATACCACTGCAACCCAGTGTATTCGAAAAATGTGCCCATAGCTCTGCGAGCCCAAGCGTCAGCAAAATCTAACTCACCAACGGATATGAACATATTGTCTAAAGCTTCCATAGATACAACGCCTACATCTCTGGCAAAATCTAAACGCTCCCTATCTGTTTCAAAACCAGCCCAGTCGTATAGTCGATCAAAGTAGCTATCTTTCTTAATAGAATCCCGACCAGCTCTCATCGTTTCTTTAAAGAAGTCACCCAGATTTTCGGCTTCTTTCATTCGTACGGCGATACCGCTTAGGTCAGTAACAGAAGCAAAAACGGTAAATAACAAAGTTGTCGTGACTGTATGCACCGCCGCAATACTGTTAAAAGTACGCCAGCCTTTACCCATACCAGCGCCGCGTTTACCTAAGTTACCTTGAATAATTTCTTCGGCAAATGCTCTGTCTTCTTCTGGTATTTGCTCAAGCAGTTCGTTGATTTTGTTAAAACCGCCCCGTCGTTCAAACTCAACTTTACGTGTTACTTGGTGGAAGTACTGCACCATGCCTAGACCAGGAGGTACTAGGAAACCATGTTTATCTTCTGGAATAGCATTACGTAAAGATTCTGTAGAAATATCCTGAAGCGACCGAGCTGCAGCTTGATCCATACCGGGCGACAACCTGGCTTTACGAGACACTGCCTCGTCGTCGAGTTCACTCATAGCTTCGTCAACTAACCGAGCTGTCTCCTGAGCTCTTTGTCTTTCCACAGTCATTTGTAGTATTGACGAATCAATAATCTGCTGTATCTCGCTCTCAGGAGCCCCTTGTTCTCTAAGCTCTGCAATGCGGGCTTTGACTAACTCAGGTAAGTCGTCCTCGGAGAAGTTATCAAAATCTTCTGAATATTCACTAAGGCTCAGACTGTCCATAATCGCTTTGATTCGAAACTCCTCTACTCCTTGCTGTCGTAAGAAGTCCATAAAAGCTTCCGGATTTTGTTCTATCTTCACAAAATCCAACATGCGTGGTGCATAGTTGGCTCGTTTCTTAATACGGAAAAACGGCCGTTTAGTGTTTGGGTTTACTATGTACTGGTCAAAGATGTCGCTGAACAACTTACGTACAAGGGTAGCTTTTTTTGCGGCTTCGTCTGTACGGGCAGCCAGTTCAGCGTCAGATATTTTTTCGTTTTCGGCTAAAAGAAGAGCCTGTTCAACAATGGGGTCGTCCCAAGCCTTCTCATTTTCGGTCACGTCCATTTCAAAAATGTCGCCCAACTTATTAACAAACCGGTTGAACATCACTGTTTTAGCCTGATGAAAACCAGTCTGCTCTAAAGAAGAAGATTTGTTATTAAAGAACCTGGCGAGTTCTATGCCAGCGGCTCCTTGGTCACGCAACCATCCATCAGTTGAACTAAGCCACTTGTTTAGCCATTTATACGTGGGTGACCGCATAACTCTTGCGGCAAGAGTTTGGTAATTTTTCTCGATTGTTGGCCAGAAATCTTGTGACTTAATTTCCTGAATCATCTCCCTGATGCCAATCTGCTCAACCATACCAAGCACTTTGCCGTTGGAGTCAGAAATAATCGCCTTACGGTTGTTACGGTGTGTGCTGACAACACCGTCCATATATTCTTTGAAGACCTCGTTTTGTGTAAGCCTGCCGCCCAGCATCTTGTTAACCTGATTGAAGAAGTCCACAAGCTTCTTTGCGATAGATTTAAAGTAGCTGTCCCTGCCTGTTTTTGCGCTCTTAGCTTGGTCGTACACGTACGACGCAACTTGGTCTGCGTACCATTCTTCAAAACCTTCTTTTGTTAGGTCGTACTGACTTGGTATTTCATCCATGCCCTCAAGATGCTGTTTGAACCCCTCCCAAAGCCGCTTCTTCAAAGCAGGGTTATCAAGAATTTTTTGAAACTCTGTTTGAAAAACAATATGACCAACTTCGTGAGCTAGAACAGCGCCGAGTGCCGCGTCTGATACTTGCCCGCCAGTGGCGTCCAAATCATTAATAACGATGACGTGCGCATCGCCAGTCGGTAGATAGCGCCCTTGTGTGGGGCTTTCTGCCATTCTGTTTATGGTGTTTTCCAACCATCCAGCGATAGCCTTATAGTTACCTTCCGTGTACTTCTCTGGGTTTGCTTGCAGGTCGCTCAAAGAAATGACGTGTATTGTTTTATCAAAACTAAACAGTTTGCTTGCGGTGCCGAAAATGCGGCTGGCTATAGGCGGCAAGTTATCGTTAAGTATCGTGCGAGGAGCTTCGTTACGAGCAGCTCTACGTTGACGACGATTTTTTGGTTTCTTCGTCGATGTCGGTTGAGGCAACGGCATGTCCTCAAGAAGTATCCTTGAGAAAATGTTTGGCTGTGCGTTATTGGGTACGTCAACAGGACCAAGAACACGTGCGGCTTCTTGAGTTAAAGCAACTGGCCCACCAGCCGTGCGAGTAACCGGGTCGCGTTGTACATTTCGGCGTCTAATAGTTCTCTCATTGCCTTCGCGCACGTCAATCTGTCGCTGTGTTTCTATATCGGCTGCTTCTCCTCTAAACACCCCTCGCTTGACAGCTTCATCCGCTGCACGGCCAATTGGGTCTACTAACCCATCTGGCTGGCCTTCAAGCCCCGGTTCAGGGATATCTACAGTAGTCACTCCAGTGCGCGGGTTAACGCGGCGGCGAGGACCAGTGGGGTCCGCCGCCTCCCTATTCGGGCCTACAATCTCGGAGTCACGTTGTGCTTGTCGACCAACTTCTTGTCGGCGCTCCTCAGAAAACTCTTCTGCTAAAATCTCGTCAACACGCTCTAAAGATTCACCGTCATCCTGAAGCTCTTGACGACGCCTTTCCCGCTGACGATCAAAACGTTGTACAGCTTTTTCACCGGCTTTTCTGCCTCTAACCTGTTGGCGTGCTTCCGACACATTCGGCGCGGGACGTGGGTCTGCAGCATTAATTATGTCGCTAAAGGTGCTAACGTTACCGGACTGATCTCTATAAGAGGGCATTGACTCGATACCAGCAGCTTGCATGGCTTGTGCTGAAAGAGAGTTGCGGAGGCGTCCGTCTCGAGGAGTCATCGTTACAGGGTCGCCTTGATAAGTTTGAACCTCAAAACCTCTAGTACGAAGCTCTTTAATAATTCTTATCATCGCTTGCTTTTGAGCCTGTAAAGAAGTCAGACCTTCACCCACAAGAGACTCTCTAGAGCGTTGATTTATTCTTAACCCAGCCCCGACCAACATGCCTATAGTTGTAGGTATTCTTTCGCCTAGTTCCCCGGTTTCTGTGTTTATTGTTTGGATGTAAAAAAAGCGCGGGCGCTTAGACTTTTTAATTTTTTTAGCAGCTTCGCTGTTAAAGATAAAATCAATTGCAGCCTCTACGGGCCCTGACTCTATTCCTCTGCCGGTAAGTATACGCCCCACAGACAGACGCCCGTCTACTACTTCCGCGAAATATGTGTATTCAGGGTCGGTCTCGGTAGCCTGTATAAAAAAGTTTAGAGCAGAGTCGCTCATGAAGTCTTTGAGTGCCTCAAACTCAGCAACCCTTTCCTCGGGCAACATACTCAAAAATCTTTGGAATTTGTCGTCGTAGTCAGGGCTTCTTTTTTCAGGATCACCAGCTGAAAAAACTGTTACTTGCTCCTCTACTGGAAGACCGCCGTCTTCTTCAATAATGTTCAAACCTTGGCTGCGGGCCGCGTCTTCTTCTGTAAAGTCAGGGTCTTCTTCGTTAACCATCTCCCGAGTTCGGCCCTCGTCATAGCGGCCTTTACGCTCTTTAAGAGCTGTCTCAACGTCAACTACATCGATGGTATCTGTCTCACCGGCAATTCTAGCGGCAGCTAGCTGTGCAGCTTCTTGACCATCTATATCAGTAGCTTCTTCACTAATAATATTACCGTCGGCGTCTTTTACCCTAACCACACGATCAGCTGAATCCGGTCGAGTAGCGCTATAACCTAAAGCCTCAGCAAGTATCGGGTCTGTAGCACCTCCCTCAACAACAGCATCTACAACGCCTTTCGACCTTGAGATTATAGTGCCTTTGCCGGGTACTTTAGCTGCGTAGTAAACACTACCGTCTGTGTCTCGCACCTCAACAGTAGTGTTATCCGAATCAAGACCAAGGTTAGTTGGAATACCCGAAGTTTCAGGAATCCAGGCAGCTGGTTTACCTCGAGTAGGATCTAATGCAGCGTTTACCTGAGCATTAATATCTACGCTAGACTCAGCTGTTGGCCTGTCACTGAAACCCGCACCAGTCTCAGATACACTTAAAGAAGCATCTGCAAAGGCCTGCTGCCGTGTTTCAAGCATTCCTTTCGCTTGGCGAACGGTAGATGCAATCGTCGCACCAGCACCCGAGATACCAGCACCACCAAAGAAACCTGCAAATGCAGCTTGGGCTAATCGTAATTGAGCGTCCTCAGCTGTAAACGTTTCGTCTATTTGAGACCGTAAGGCGACTAAAGTACCCTCTTGGACAAGCTCAGTCCCTAATTCAGTAACCCCACCAAGCCCCGCGCCTTTCGCGACATCAGAAGCATACTGTCTGAACACGTTAGTTTCGGCCGCATCTTTAGGAGCGCGTTTTAAAGCAGTTTTTACTAGAGCTTCTGCAACAAGTTTTTCACCAGCAACACCTACACCCGCCAACGGCACACCGCCAACTAACCCAAGTAACGACGCGCTTGCGTCAATCGGTCTGCCAGCATCATCAAACTCTCCGCCAATTGCGCCCGCCATTTGGGGGTACTCAACGCCGAAAGCGCCGCCTACAGCAGACCGCTTTGCATTACGAAGATAGTTATACGACCCCTGTAGTATGGTTTCTTCCGCCTCATCTAGAACCTCGCCGCGGGCCTTTTTTTCCGCAGCTTTTCTAACCAGGCCTTTAGTTATATTGGAAACAGTCTTTCTACCAGTCTGAGTTACTAAAGGGGCAACAATGCCTGTGCCGCCGGTGGCTAAAGCTGTGGCAACAGTTCCAATGGCTGCGGGCGTTATCTGACCACCAGCTATCAAAACTTGGTCAATAAAACCACCAACGGTAGGTTCATCTAGAAATTCTTCAAACGACTCGAGGCCTGCCAGTGCCTCAGCAGATAAGGACTCTGCAACCCGGGCATTGTATACTTTAGCTTCTACGCCTTTTTCATTTCCCATTGCGCCTTGAAGTAACGCGCCAAAATAATTCAAGTCAGCATCAAGACCCTCTAGGCCAGAAGTAAAAGCAGAACCAAATTTTTCAGCAACTCCAGATGGAGCATAGTCAACACGCTGATCCAGGGTATAGTTTTCGACTACTCCAGCAATAGCATTTGGGTCAGCCATACGTAGCGCTGCTTGTATTGATATAGCCCCATTATCTACCGGCTGTGGAGCGGGTCTAGATAACTGGACCCTCGGTTGTGACCTTCTACTAGGTTGAGGAGTAGGAGCAGGAGCAGGAGCAGGAGCAGGAGCAGGAGCAGGAGCAGGAGCAGGAGCAGGAGTCACTGCTTCTGGTTGAGGTTTAGGATCTGGTAAGGGCCCGAGCTCGCGTCGTTCTACTGCATCGGGGGCAGGGATGGGTGTTGCTGCCTCTACTTCTTCTTCCGTATCCGGACGCGGCATTGGGCGTGGAGCAGGTTCTGGTATATCTTCTAGCTGTCTAGTTTCTACAGCGTCTCTTGCGGGCACAGGTTTTGCAGGATCGATAGCAGCTTCTAGCTCTTGTTGAGACAACAAGTTCACCTCAAATTGTGGTGCCCCTGCCTCTACATCTATCTTAGGTTTATCTACTGTATCTAATTGCGGCGCTGGTATATCAGGCTCAGGCTCAGGGCGGTCTTCAAGCATAGAATCAATACTTGAAGTAGTTGTACCAGTAAGCACTGTGCCTTCAGGTTGAGGAGTTTCGGGTCTGGGTTTAGGGCGAGTATCAATCTCAGGGGCAGGCTCAGGGGCAGGCTCAGGAGCAAACGCAATCTGGATGTTACCAGGGTTAGGATTGACTAAATCATCTACGGTTTTTGGGGCAACAATGCCGGATACATTAAATCTGTAAGACTGATCTCCGCTAATATCTTGGGCTTTGTAAACTGCTTCTGAATACGCGTCTTTAGCTTTTCGGTTTTTTGGGCTTTTAGATGTGTTGAAGTCGTATGCATCTGGTAAAATCTCGAACCCGCCGTCTGGCTGATCCTCGAAGCTAAACACACCAAGCGTTGTAAACATTTCAAAAACAGGGTCGGAAAACGATTCTCTAATTAAATCGAAGTCTGATCGGTTTTCCCGTGCCCCGCGATAATATTCATGCGGTTTATCACCGGTAGCCATCACTGGGTAGTCTTCGTATGTTATAAAGTTTCGGCCTGCTGCCCGAGCATTAGAAACCGTTTGGCGGAGTACTTCTTTCTGATCTTCACCAAAATCGGCTACATCGATATCCGACGCCTGTATGTCTAAACCAAGCAAATCGGTAACCGCGTTACCACCTCTAAACAATGCGTAGGCTTTAAGATTTTCTGGAATCATCGCCCTTAATCTTTCCTACTGAGTGGCCTGGCTTTGGTTTCTCTCGCCTATTGCGATTAGTGTATTGATGTCCGCTTGATCCATAACTTTGAGTAAATCTTTGACTGAAATAGAATCTTCGGTTCTACCGCCGCTTGGGTCACCAAAGAAAATACGGGTAACGTTACCGTTACGGTCTTTCTCAATACCAATCTGATCAGCCATAGACCCAGGTATGTAGTTAGGGTCGTCGCGAGGTATAGAGAATAGAGACTCTAGTGGTTCAAATAAGATACTGAGGCCTTCTTCTCTGGCTCTACTAATTGTTAATGGTATTAGAGCATCAAGAAGTTGTTTTTCCGCGGCAAGCTGTACGGGTGTAGGTGGTCTATTAGCTCTCCTATTTGTTTGTGCACCTCTAGCGTTTCTTGTCAAGATAGAGTAAGTCGTCAAAATTTCCGCCCTCTGACCATCCTCGAGGTCATCAAGAGCTCTAATTTTACCGTCATCATCAACAAGCGGTTTAACTATATTGGTCGATATCTCAGATACGGCTTTATTAGCAGCATCAGTGTCATTACCAAACTGTCTCTGTAACTCAGCGTACCTCAAACCAAACGTTTTCTGGTCAAGCCCAAATTTAGCAACATCTAAGCTTGAAGTGCCTGGATTACCTGTTTCCATCAAGTTCGTCAGAGCAACTAGAGTCTGATTCCTTAAATTACCTTCCGGTATGTTTGCAACAGCCGCTGCGACAACCATTTTTTTGACGGCCAGAGGTTGGCCACTGAGTTGGTTTATATTAGTGACGTTGTTATTGCGCATGTAATTTGCGATTGTAGAAATCAACTCTTGGTTCCGGACAGGAGTATTGCTTTGTAATGTAGTTTTCAGTTCCTCAGGATCATCTGGCAGACTAGATGCTGCCTGATTAATCTCATCAGGAACAAGGGGGTTATTCTTAATAGCTTCAATATCCCTAAGGTATTGGGCTCTTTTTGTGCCGCCAGAGCGGAGATCAAGCCCAGCTATTTTTTCCCTTAACTCGATTACTTCCGGTAATTTTTCGAAGGCTGCGTCTATCTGTGCATTAGTCGCTTTGTTTTTATTAGCAACTTTTTGCTGATTTGGCGTAAGTCCTCTTCCTGGTTTTCCAGGAGTTTCTTCGACTAACTGAGTTCTAAGGTCCTCAATACGTGTAATAACGGTGTTCCTATCAGTCGGAGTTGGAGCAGGGGCATCACTAGCTTCTGATGCTGATGCACTTGTATCTTGGGTCTGAGTAGTTGTTGCGCCCGGCCCCACATACTCTTCCCCTTTAATCAACGCGTGTATTCTACCAGCGGCTTCTTCGCGTTCTTCTTCTGGTAACCTAGACAGGGCACCATAAGCATTACGAATAAAATCGGGACGCCCTTGGCTTTCGGATATATATTCGGCGTCGTTTATCAAAGCCATCTGGTTCTGACGTAATGGATCACTGCCGTCTGGTCTAATTTTAGTAGAGTAAATCAGATCCATTAGGTTTCCTGCTTCTTGAGAACCAAATCTTGTCACGGTGTCGTCAGGGTCTGTAGTAGCATTATCAGTGATAACGCCAGGTTTACCTGTCTGAAGGTTTTGACCAGTCGTTACAAAACTTCCATCTTTTAGTTTTTTCACGTCTGTAGCTAAAAATTGTTCGTTTCCGTGCACCCGGTTAGCCAGCGCGGCACCAAAAAAAGAGGCTTTATCACGTAAGGTTTTATCATCGCTTTCTATATGGCTCTGCCACAGCTCACGATCAAAAGTATTGTCAGCTCTCACGTAACCTAAACTATTGCCGACTTGCATAACCTCTTGAGACTGATATTGAGAAAGTTGGGCCTGCGCGGCCTCGTTGGATATTCTTTGCCCTTTAATCCTTTGAGCGTTGAGACCCGCTTGTTGTACCGCTTGAAAACCCGCTAAAAAACTCATGACAGACTCCTAAATAGCCAGCGCAATAATTGCAGTAGCAGCTAAACTACTAACTGTGTTGTAAGTGTTGGCCTTTGATTGGGCTTTGGCTTGCGTGTAAGCGTTCTTAAGATTAGTAGCGTTCTGAGCGGATTGCCCCAATTGAGACTGTGAGGTGCGATTAACGCCCTGGCCAATATTTATTAAGTCAGACAATAGTCTTGTATTGGCCTCATCCTGCGCGATACGCGCATCATTCATCGACTGGATGCTGCCTAGCGTATTGCCGCGCTGAAGGGCACGATTCATCTCTTGTTGTTGGGCACCAGTAAGCTGCCCTCCATAACGTTGGAGATTACGCTGCTGCACCTCTCTGGTTAACTTAGCGGCTGTTGCCGTATCGTCTCGAGCTTGATCAATAATGCTTGTGTCGGTTTGTGATTTCGCGATCATCTCCATTTCGAAGTCACCATAATTCGCTATGAAGTCTTCGTACTCTTTACGAGTAAGGTCAGCAAAAGCCTTGTCTGGGTCAGACACAGGTTGTAGTGGGCCTCGACCGCCATAAGAATGGGGTTGTTGATTCTGCATATAAAGTTGTGACAACGGCCCGCCGTACGCAAAAAAATTACTTAATATCCCCATTACGCGACTCCCATCGATGATTTAATACGATCTTTAATAGAGCCCTCACCAAAAATGTTATCGGTTTCAGCATAATTTTTTAGACCCTGGCCAAAAAGCGCACCGGCAATTTGAGTTCCAGCTTTGAATTTTGCTTGAGACTCGGTCTGTTTCGCTTGCGCCCTAGCTAGTGCTTCAGACGTTCCAAGACGAGACGCGACAGCCATACCTTTTTGTGCGTCTGCAGCCTGACCGCGAGCGATCCCCAAGACATTTGATCCCATTTGATTTTGAATATTTTTACCTTGAACAGTAGCTTGGCCTAATTGACCCTGAACGGCTTGCGCCATGTCCGAGCCCGAATCAATACGCTGCGTTTCTTGTAAAGACAAGTTGCTGGTGAGCGCCTGCATAGTGTCGGCGTTAGACCTAGCCCTAAGAGTTGTTGTGGCGTCATCGCTTCCTGCCTCATCCCGCATTGTTTGAAGAAGCGGGTCGTAGTTATCCTTAAAAAAGTTATACTCAGCCATGGCGACAGAAGCGCTTATTTTATCCGCTTCGCTTGGCTTATAACTCTGTGCTTTGGGCTTCTTACTCATCTACCTGCCTCGTATATATTTTTGTATCTAAACTCCATCCAGAGCTAATTAGATACGCCTCTAGTTCCTTAACAGGTGTCCATACCTCTAACTTGGTGCACTCCAATTGTTTTGCCACATTTTTGAAGAACGGCAAATAGTTAATTACGTTCCCATCACCGAGCTTTTTGGCCCAGCAAATCCAAAAATGTAGCGTACGTTCCTTCGTATATTGATCCGTTATAACGTTTGTTATAACAAAACCTTCTGGGGCCACGTGTAGGAGAGCATTTCCATATAAGCACTCCGCATACACGTCCTCGGGTCTATATGTCAGGCTTGGTATTTGCTCCCGAAGCTCTTCCAAAGCCGGGCGAATCCAATCCCATTCTTCGCGGATATCCGCGATAACTGGATTAGATAAAGGTTTTTCTACCTGCGTACTTACGAGTTTTACGCCCGCCATGCAGCCCCCCATATCTAACTTTCGCAACGACTGGGTTATCCGCCTGACGACCGCGTCTTTCGGCATAAACCAGCCCTTCGTTGAACAACCCGTTGTAAATCTGAGCTGCTGAAAAATCTGTCCAATCCTGAGAAGGCATACGGGTGAGCCTGAATAACGCACCGTTGATTATCGTATCCCTGTAGTCAGTCATAATTTCGTCATCACAAGCATTTGAAGTTTGTGTCGGTTTAAGCGCGACTCGGATTTCTACTCCTTGTGAAATAGTTGAGCTTGGAACTGGGACGAGGTTTACAATACTCAGCCCCTGTTTGATAAAGTACTCAGGAACTCCTGTGTCGTTACGCCAGTTTTCTTTACGTTGTTCCAGCAATCCACTAGACACAGGCTCAAGCGGTTTACCTTCATGTGTCATCCAAATGATGCGATGAACCAAAGTCCCTGTAGGCGGCTCCAAGTCGTATTCATAGATGCCAGCAACAACAGTAATCGGGTCTAGTTGCTTCTGATACGCATCAGTCTTTTCACAAAGTTCAATAGCGGTCGACCGAATCGCGCGCTCTGCAATAACCTCTGGGCACGCAGGCACCATAGAAAGAACATCGGGGAGTAAGGTGTCGTATCTGATAGCCATTAGCCGTCTCCTCTACGTTCCATATTAGGGGTGGTGATTGTGTCAATCTGCGCTTTACCGGTGATCGCCTGAGTGAACAGGTTGTAGTGAGACGAGGCTCGCTGTGCATTGCCAGCAGACTCCGACTCTTTCATAAACGCCATATACAAAACGTAATTCATGACGGCGTTTGCATACATGTCATCAACACTAAGGTTGCCGTTTAACGCGACAGTTGCGGGGTTCTTGGAATAAACAATTTCTATGTACGCATTCCCTGAGACTCCGGGAAACACGTAATAGTTTTTTGGGTCCTGCTCGTCGTAGATGTAGTTTTTCACTACGTTTGTGTGAGCAGCATCACCTGTTACAGCTGGGTCGTGCCACGTAGGGGTCTGTGTGTCCAATACATCTCTTGCAACGAGGCGAATCGCTCGCCCCCCGTTACCGCTAGACGCTGCCGACATGTTCCGTATAACGCGGAGCAAGCGGTTGCCGTCAGAAGGAATCGTTTGTTTAGTCCCAGTAACAAGTGTGACCGTGGTATTTTCGGATGTGGCGTCAGGCTTAAGTAGGGCAATCTCCCGTTGGGCATCGTTCAGCCATTCGAGGAGCTCATCAGATTGATCCCAGCGAATGCCCCCAGTGTCCTGCAAAGTCTCTTGGACTTTATCTATAACCGATGCAACCGTTACAGCCATTGTTTACCTCTTATGAACGTAAAGCGGCCTCCCAGGCAGCTTCGCGTTGCTCTGTAGACAATGTCTTTCCGGCTAGTTCGTTTACAACGGCAGCCTTAGGAGTATTGTCTTTCTTAAATTTGGTGGCGTCGCCTTCTTCCATCAAAGCAACCAATTTATCTACCAGTTCATTAAAAGAAACATCAGTGGTTTCTTCTTGTACTGCTGGTTCAACGGCGTCACCGTCAACTTGTTTTGCTCCCTGTTGTAGGGCCAAGAGACCAATGGTCTCTGATACTTCACGAGCAACTCCTGGCTCAAACAGCACTGCAGCACCATCTAATGTAGTGACGCGAAGTGCATTCTCAGACACAACTTTCATTGCAATTCCTTTCTAAGATAGAAGATGCCCCCCTCCGAAGAGGGGGGACTTATACTTACTGAGCGGTATCGAGTGCGATCACACCGAAGTCTTCGGTGGTCGACGTTACGTCAGTGTTGTACTTCGGCTTACGAAGACCGAAGATTTTACCGACGGAGATACCAGCCTGGTTTTCGTAGTCGAAGGTATCTTCTACGATTTCCGGCAGACCGATGTCAGCCATGGCCAAGGCTTGAGCGCCGCAGAACAGTGCACGGGCACCATTCACATCAGCGTTAGCACCCCATTTGTAGCCAGCGGCGCCAGCATTAGTGGATGTACCGGCGGTAGCACCCGAGGTGTTGAACACGTGACGGAACTCATGAACCATGACACCGTCAACCATCAGGCTGGACGAACCGGCGAACAGGCTGTTGGCGTTACCGCGAACACCTGCGTTCCGGACGTTAGCCAGGAAGTCAGAGTCAAGTTTCAGGTCAGCCATTTGCTGCGGAGTCACGAAGAGATGGAACATCTCGTCGTTAGCGGCACCGCGGATACCACGGATGTACTGGTCTTTAGCATAGGCTTTGAGGTTCACGATGCACTCGTAGCTGATTGTGTCAGCAGCGGCGACGGCAGTCGTATCACCAGCTACCAGACCGTTGGTTGCGTCCCAACGACGGTGGCGGTTGGTGGTCGGTGCTGATACGTCAGAAGCAAACTCAAGGTCAACCAACTCATGGCCAGCTGAAGAAGAGACTGGACGGAGTGCGCCGTTGTTTTTGTTGGTGTAAGCAACACCGGCAAGCGTCAGGAACGCCAGCTGGTCAATACGGTCAGCCATTGCATATGCCAGGGCGTCACGTGATTGCTCACGGAAGTTCACAACCGTTTTCTGGTCGGCCATGCGTCCGGCGATGCGGTTAGCAAAGCGCAGCTGGTCCAGCTCGATTGTGATGTCGAAGGCACGCAGTGCTTCTTCATTACCTTCCAGAGTGTTGTCGCCGGTAATACCGTCGCCAGTCATATCTGCAAGCAATGTAATGTTAGCTTTTGTACCTTTGTTGCTTTTGGTCAGCTCTGTTACACGCTGAACCATAGCGTTTTGTCCAGAACCAGCGAACTGGTTAATGAACGACATGTTGCGGGCCACACGCCAGAAGTCGCGTGACCACACCTGAAGCTGATCACCAGTCAGCGTTCCATAGTTAGTAGTAGCCATTTTAAGCTCCAATAAAGATGTGTTTCACATAATGATTAGGGTCATTCCTAATCACCGCGCCTTGTTGATGGGCAGACATGCCCGTGTACCTCGTATCGTGAGGAGACGTGTGGCGTATATTTAGCGAGTTACGAACTCGGCGTGTTTTACGCCCCGACGGGCGAGAACGATTTTTATCGTGATCGACCACGACCTGATATCGCACAGGTAAGCGAAGATAATATTATATTAGTTAAACTAATAAATTCCCGCAAGCAATAAGAATCAGACGATGTCTCCTCTCAGTCTACGAAGAGTAGCCTCAGGAAGAGCATCAAACTCTTCTTCTGACATTCCGGTAAAGTCGACTACGTTCTCGCCGCGCGAAGATGAGCCTTCACCTTCCAATTCAGGTGGCTGTGATTCCGCTGCTTTCAGTTTCTTAGCTACATTGGCTTTCTTTTTAGCCGATTGTTCTGGCGATGCCGCGGCTAAGGCTGGTTTCTGTTCAGCTTCCCCTGCAGCGTCGAGATTACGGTCCTTAACCACGTACTTAACTGCTCGACCCAAAGCGTCAACGGCGTCATAACCTTTAATAATGAACGCGTCGCGAAGTTCGACAACTTCATCTGTGTACTCTTGGTTAAAGTCTGGAGAGTTCTGATCAAATACTGGGTAAGCTGCTTCCATTTCTGCTGCAGCCTGTTGCAAAGCTGTAGCTTGGGCAGATTGCTGGACAGTCTGTCCCATCTTCTGCTCCATTTCCCACTCAATCTGTGCTTTCTCAGCTCCACGTATTTCTTTACGAAGCGCGACAGCTTTTTCAGCTTCTCCGTCGAGAACGAGTTGTTGGTATTCGATTTCTTTGGCATCAAAATCGTACTCCTCTGGTGCTTCGGCGGGTTTTTCGGCTGCTGCCTTCATTTCTTCCACCTGTTTTTGCAGTGCTTTCTGTTTAGCTAGCACTTCATCGAGGCGAGACTTGGGCACCATTGGGCTTTTCGCCTCTGGTTCCGCTTTTTCAGCCGCAAGCGGCAGCTCTTCCTCAGTTTCTTCCTGCGATTCTGGCTCCTCTTCGGGTGTACCCTCATCAGGTTCAGTATCATCGTCGTCATCGCCGTCTGTTTCAGGTTCGGCGTCTGCAGTTTCTTCTACTTCTTCCGATTCGGCGGATGTTTCTTCGGTTTCTTCCGATTCTTCAGCTTTTTCCGACTCCGGCTCAGGCGCTGGGAAACTCAAATCTACATTTTCTGGTGCTTCCAGAGGCTCTGCCCCCGGCATAACGTCAAAAGTAAGCGCTTTTTCCTCGGTCGCTTCCTGTTTTTCCATGTCTTCACTCATTACGCACTCCTAATTTTGCGTGTTTTGGCCGTTTTTAGCTGCTGTGTTCATCGCAGTGGTGGCCAATTTTGCCGCTGCGGTTGTTTGAGCCTGTGTTTGTCGAGTTCTACTCGTTAGATTTGCAAGTTCACGCCGCAATTGCAGGTTTTCTTGCGCCATTTGCAGCTCTTGCTGTAGCTCTGCCACTTTCAACTGCGGCTGAACGTCCGCGATATCCTGTGTTTTAGCGAGATTTACGGCTGCGTCAGATTGAAGTTTGCGTATTTCAGCCTCAAGTTTGGCAACTTGTAGCTGAGCTTCTTGCATAGCGAGCTGTTGCTGCATCTGCATGATTTGCATCTGCTCTTCAGACGGGTCTTGACGAAGTCTAGCGGCCAATTCTGCTTTCTTGGCGAGATGCGAGTACTGAACAATCGCATCATCTGGTACAGCAACACCGGCCTGGCGAAGTGCTAGAGCTTCTGCAAACTGAACTTCATCAAATGAATCACGTGCAGGCTGCGTAGCAACCACCACATCGTACTCACCAATAGTCAAATCATTGATAATTTCACCAGAAGCCGTCATTTCGTTAATAATCATCTCCTCGCGGGGCTCCATCGGGTCGTCATCATTAGTAATTCTAATAATTCTTTCCTCGGTGTAAAACGTTTGGATAAGATTTAGGATTTTCTCGGCTAGGTACTGTCGGGTCTTCCGCAGGTTGTCTAGCGGAACTTGAATCATAATCACGCCACGATTCTGTTTAGCCTGAATCGCTATGCCTGAGACCTCGGCGCCGTCCGTGCCGAGCATGGAATCGTTAATACCCGATATAGCTTTGATGTTCGCAGCGGCTTTCTGACTAATACGGTCGAGACCGGTTGGTATCTGGTTAGGTTGGATCTTGGAGGGAGGAGATGATCCACGATTGTACTCCAGCACCAAACCGGTCTCTGCCCCGTGTTCCTCTAAATCTTCAGCCTGCATATTCGTCAGTGAACCAGACTCGACGACCCAACCACTGTTAGCGGTGGTGTTTACAATGTGCAGCTCTTGAGAGGCGATTTTGTTCAGTTGCTCTTGAGGGGAGAGCAGGTTGCGCACCATACCGAACGGGCGTCCGCGCCGGAAATAGGCGAAGAACGGGACAATAGTAAAGTCTGCGTAAGGTGACCAATCGTCATGGAGTACGACCTTATCGCAAGTAACAGTCCAACGAACTTTCTTTTTAGTTTTTGAAATAACGTTCAGGCCGTAGTCTTTGGCGAACTTCTTTGTCTTACGGTCAGACCACGCCTCGGGTACGTCGCGTTGGTCGCCGGTGTTTGGGTCTACAAAACAATCGACGCGAGTGATTTTACGATGCTGGCGCTCAATGACACGTAAGGCCTTGACAGTACGATATTCATCTTCTCCAGGAATGGCGGTGCCCAGATAATCATCAGACTCATCAAGGTCGCCGTAGCGTGTTTCACTGTATTCGACAGAATCCCGACCGAAGCTGTTACCGTTCTCGGCAATAAACCGAAGACGGTCCGCTTGTTCTTGTCCGTACATTTCCTCGATGTCATCGAGCGTCATCCAGCGAGTATAGAAGAACTCGTTCCACGTCTTGGGGTCGTAGTCCTTGGCGTCAGGGTCAATAACAACGTCTAGTGGGTCGAGGGCTCTGATCCGCACTTCGCCTTCTACGTGATCGCTGAAATCCATTCTTGCATCGAAGTATCCACGGCCATCCATAATCAAACCGTCGGAAAAAACCTGCTGCTCAACCCAATCGAGCTTATTGTTATCTGCAATCTGCATGTACAACTTTGTTAGGGTATGCGCAACATCTTCTGACCCACCACGACGAGGTTTAAACTTTATATCTGCACGTCGGTTGGACTGCTCGCCAAGAACAGTATTTACAGTAGGTAGAATGGTATTAATCGTGAGGGCGGGGCGGCCTTCTGCATCAAGATTGGCAACATCCATAGCATCCCATTGTTCGCCCTGATAGAAAGCGTCGCACTTCTTAGCCATATCAATATAGTCAATGTGACCATGATCTCGGGCTCGGGTGTATCGTTCCCACTGATCGTGCGCTAATTTATCTTCTTCACCGGGGGATAGTCTGGGCTTCTTACTATGTGTTGCCATATCACGCACTCATCGCTGACTTAATTTTCACTTCTTTGCCAAGATAGCGGAGTTTGTCTCTCCAACTTGGCGGCTCAACAATACGTTCGTGGAATGTAGAAAACTCCGTCATCATCAATCCAATCCATGCCAACGCATCAACTTGGTCATCGTGGACACCATTGGGGAAACGCAAAAGCTCTGCCACCAACGGGCCAGTAAATACTTCGTTACGCGGCAAGAACACCATTCCCTGCTGCATACGACCTTGAATAGCTCGAGCACGAGCTTCCTTATCGCGGCGACCTACTTTCAAATCCTTGAAGTAAGCCTCATTGAGACCTCGCTCGCGCGTTCGCTTTTCTAGGAACGGGCCAAGCGCCATCTCGATGTGGCCCTTTTCGATTCCAATAATCGAGGGCCTCCATAATTCATAACAGTCTAAAATCCGTTCGACAAGCTCAAAACCGTCGAACCGACCGCGGATGACATCGACAACGAATAGATTATCGTACTCGTCAATACCAACCACCATACCAACTGAGTAGTCATTTCTATCTCGCTTTCCTATGGCTAAGTCCCATGCACAGTAATAACGCAGTCGATCTTGATCGATATCCTCTCTGTCGTAGTACTGAATCATATCCCTTGTAAAGTAATCGCCGTCATCTGCAACTGGATTCTGCTGATACAACGCGGACCAATCTCTAGGGCCCACGGCTCGTTGTATACGCTCCAGTGCATCGAGATCATATCGCTCTGGATGAAGTGCTTCCCCTTGGCGACGAAACTCTTCGTCCTCTTCCGCGATAGCGGGGTATTTCACAACTTCCCATTCGTCGCCACCTTCAGACATGTTCTTCAAAAGTCGGCCAACCAAATCGTCGTCGTGCCAGCGGGTCATGATTACAAGAATCCCTCCGCCGGGTGCGAGACGTGTATACGCGGTGGAGGTGTACCAGTCCCAAGTGCTCTCACGGTTATTTTGCGACTCTGCGTCCTCGCGGTTTTTAACAGGGTCGTCAATCACTAATACATGTGCACCTTTACCGGTGATACCACCACCAACACCAGCGGCGACATAGCCACCACCAGCAGACGTTAGCCAGGCTTCAGCTGACTGCGAGTCAGGATCCAGGCGTGTTTTGAATGTAGTCTTGAACGACGGTTCACGGAGCGTCTGCCGTACTTTACGGCTGAAGGTCATGGCCAACGCTCCAGAGTACGAACAGCTGATGAACTCATGTTGTGGATTACGACCCAAGTGCCAAGCGGGAAAGCCCACACTGGCAATTGTCGATTTACCTAGTCGGGGCGGCATCTGCAAAATCAGCCGAGGGCTTTCTTTATTTACGACAGCCTCACTGAACTTCTCGAGCCGTTGGCATATGTCTTTATGTACCCATCCCGCCATATAGTCAGGATTGTTTCGCTCGATGAACGGTAACAACCGACGACGAGTCAGGAACCGTGATGCAAGCTCCTGTTTCGCTAGTTCTTCGGCCGTGGTCCGTTGTTCAACTTCTTGGGGCGTGGGCTGGTCAGGGTCCGGCATGGCGTCCTGCATATCAGCCACACAATACGCGCAGTACCCATCGTCTCCAGAGTAGAGCGTCTCCGGTTGATTCTTATGGCAACGTCTGCACTCAATTTGGGTTACCTCAGTCAGCTTTGGGCTCCAGGTGGTCGATTGTTTTACCAGCGATCTCGAGCAACTCTTCGTCGGTCATACGTTCAAGCTGCTTGGATCCGTTTATCTGTATGTTGACCAGCGGTTTTGTTTCTTCTTTCGCCAGGCCGTGCAGTTTCACAAGAGAGTCGGTGGTGTTCTTCATCTCTGTTGCATTTGCACTGGAGTTATATGCTTTTAAATACATCCAATGCGCATCGGCCAGTTCAAACCGTACTTCTTCACGATTTTGTTCACGAAAGTACTCAATAGCTTTCGCAACAGCTGGGCGCTTTTCAATGTCATAGGCTGAACGCTCGGAATAGCCAGCCGCACGGGCGGACGCTTTAATATTCATACCGCCCACACGTGCGAGTACATACGTCTCTTGTTGAGTCGTAAGCTCATTTAGATTTAGACCGGCGTATCTCAGATGTGACTGGAACTCGACATGTGGGTCGAGGTCAGTGACATCCGTTTCTTTGGGCTGCGATTTCATATCGGACTGAGTCATCTAGATTTACAAAAACAGGATACGAGTCCGGCGGGATGTTTTCAGACATGAGCTCCCACCATTCTCCAAATTCTTCTTCATCCCAGTCCATGGATTCAAACAACTCAACCACCTTGTTGTAGTCGTAAGCTATAACCTCGCCGCCGCCCATCTGGTTACACGTTCCGATGATCGCATCGTCTAAGCCATCTAGGGCAATAACTTGAGCAGCATTGGTCATTTCATAATTATTAGTCGAACTAATACCTAGTCACAAGAAAAATCATAAATATTTTTTACCCACCAGTAGAGCGAGGCTTCATCCAGATCGTTCTTTATTATGTTTACGCGGGCGCAAACCAGCTGGATGTTGTCATTAGTATAGTCTTCGGTACTTCGAATACGGTCGATGCTGACATTAAATTCTTTACGTTCGCCGCGATCGTGGTGGTGGGTCATGTATACACCGCTTAGCGCGCACCTACCTCCTTGTTCTGCCCAAAGATCAATAATGTCGTCAACGGTGATCCGCCACTGGTATTTACCTTTCTTGGCGACCGCTGACTTATGTTTGCTGTACAGGTCTTTTAGGAAGTGAGTAGAGTCCTGGGAGTTACGCTGCATACGCTTATTAGTAACGCACGAATTGCACCGGTTTACTTTACCTGTGCCGTCCGTGTCGTTTTGCGATTTTGCAATCGGGCCGAAGTCCGAAAGTGGTTTTTCCTCACCGCAATACAAACAAATCTTTGTCTGTTTAGCCATGGATGTAGTGCTACACGCCGTGGAAAAAAAGTCTAGAAAATTTTTTCAGAAAAAAAATTTGAAAATATATTTCTGAATTGCTCAGACATTCTCCCCCCGCTGCTCATAGTGGCTACCCCAGCCCCCGATCGCGCTGTGGAACCTTGTTTCCTAAATGCCTACGTGAACCTAGTCATAGATAGGGGTCCCATACCCGTTCGCTCTGCTCACTGGTCAAGATGGCATTAGTAGGTGTCATTAACAGATGGAGGTTGATATGACACATACAAAAAACAAATGGGATGTCGTGATTGAATGTCCTGAGTGGCCGCTGGTCGGCTCATACAATCCAGAGGGCCGCCTCGGGACAGCGCAGTTGGAGGTGTTTGCAGAGCAAGCTGGCAAGCAAGCCACACACGCTCACTTCTATATGGAGATTCACGACGCGCGAGATATGTTCCGCAGTGAAGGCCCACGGCTGAAAGAGTTCTTCAGCCACCATGCAATCAAAACCGTATCGTTCAAATAGGAGGTAACCATGCGATATAAATTCAACATACTCTCTGGCTTCTGGTTCTTCTGCTCAGTAGTCCACTTCATCCTCGGTGTTGTCGCCGCTGTAACTGCAGACAACATCGCGGTTCTCATCTGCTCCGGAATCATAATCTGCGGCGCAGCATTCTTCGCCTTTATCGGCTGGACAACTGGCCGATTCCTAGAGGTAACGGTGAGGGAACTCAGTCCCCAACAACTCATAGAGTCACTCGATGCTATGAGGTCCCTAACCCGCTCGCGTCCGCTCGCTGACCAGAATGGCAGTGATGAGCGTTATCAACAAGGAGGTTTACGATGACAAGGTTCTATGACTTTTTGTTAGGCGCTGGTTTGTGGTTCGTTTTGCTGACCGCATTCGGAATTATCTAGCGCAACGGCGACTTGACGATGCCGACGAAAGCGTCAGGAACGCCCGAGGGAGCGTTGACCATTCCCTCACTTTTCTTACTCAAACCATTGGAGGTAACAATGAGTTTTTTATCTAAAGTGACTGCATACGCAGCACATAAAACAACCAAAGTCGCTAAAGGTTCTGGTGGCTTCGTAAAGGGTTTCGTTGCTGACGTACGCAATGACATGAAAGCTTTTGACGAGCTGGACAAACGTAAGTCCGCTCAGCAAAGCGACATCATCATTGACCACGTCGCAACCGAAAAGGAGTAACCTCCAACCCGGCTCGCCAATGGCGGGTCGGGTCCCCTTCCTTCTGCGGGGGGCGCTTGCTTGCTTGCGGGCTTGCGTGCTTGCTGCGGGCATCGAACATCTATTTGCGGGCATTGAACCACGGTCAAATGACCACGAACAACTGTTCTCGGTTCGTTCTCAACGGTCCTCTGTCCCACGTCCGTCGTCCCTTGTGTACCGCGAATACACCGTTTGTGGTACACACTTGGTACACATTCTGGTACACACCTAAACCCTTGACCACGAACAACTAATCACGTTTCACGGACCGTGTGTACCATGTGTACCACATTGCCACGGTTTAGTTTTAGAAAACGCTTTTGTGTTTTTGTTTTTCCAACATCAAAAGACCCCCCCTAAAACTGGTACACAGTGGTACACATCCCTTTTATCTATACACATCAAACACTTAACCCTGATTCGTAAGTGGTACACAGCTGGTACACAGTGGTACACAGTGGTACACACCCATGGACCACGGACCACGGTTCATAGACAACGCTCACCGCGCCGCGGTTCGCTGTAGTGGCAGTGAATAGTGTTGTTAACAAAGGAGTAAATAACATGTTTCGTTTAATCGTCGCTGGTTCTCGTGGCTTCTGGTCACAAGACCTTATGAATCGCAAGCTTGACCACTTGCTTCACAACAAATCACCAGATGAGATTGAGATTGTATCGGGCAACGCCCGTGGTGCAGACCGCTTCGGTGAAGTGTATGCCCACAAGCGTGGCTACAAAGTAACTGTCATGCCTGCCCAATGGAATAAGTATGGCAAGTCAGCCGGGTACAAACGCAATCAACAGATGGCTGAGTATGCAGATGCATGTGTTGTCTTCTGGGATGGTGAATCCCGTGGCAGTAAGCACATGATTGATATTGCAAAGGCGGCTGGCATGCCACTGCGCGTTATCGAATATCGAAACCAGCAAATGGAATTGGCAGTTTAGGAGGTACCAATGAAAGACTTTTTCGAAAATATATACACACCATTCGTAGCCGGGATGTTCCTAGCATATGCATTCCACCTACTTATCTTAGCCTGAAGCTCGCTGCTCCGCAGCTCGCTGTGATGGCAATTATTAGTGTCACTAATGAAGGGAGAAAATCATGGATGACATCGAATGGCTCAACGAAATACTTGCTGAGGCAAATATCCCACCAATCCGTATCAATCCTGAAACGGAGCGCGTTTCTGAAGACAACCTTTGGAGCGACGTGCAATTTTTGAGCAGCCTGATGGGCAGAGCTGCATTTACCAAAGTCATTAACTAAGGAGATTTATGATGACTAATCTAGCTAAAACAAACCACTTCGACCCTCTGTTGGAGGGCGAGCGTGAAGAGCTCACCGCACCCGTGGAGACAACTCACGATATGATTAACGACGACACACTGGCTGACCCTGATGGTGCAGCCGCACGTGCTGAAGTCGCTACGTATCCTGACTGGGCGACCAATGACTTCGAGCCCAGTGCCACTAACCTTTGGGGCAAAGCGTGGCCACAAGGCAAAGGTGAGTACCTCATACCCAAGCAATCTACCATCGCAGCTGTGATGGAGCATCACGTACAGGGTATGGCAACTGTCAAAGACATGGTTGCTATGGCTCACCAAGAACAAGCCGAGACCATCAAGGTTCTCAAGGAGAACTACGAGTCTATCTTGGCTGGTATCCCAGATTCACAAAAGTATCCAGTGATGAAGGGCATCTCCAACGCAGTGCAGGTTGCACTTGCTGAGCGGGCATACGCCAAGCATCTGTTCATCAGTGCGTACGGTTCTGTCCGCGACCCCGATGCAGAGCTACCTGAGTTTGTTCAGCGTCGCCAAGACAAAGTCTTCGAGGCCGCTGTAACTGCAGGTATCTGGTACGACGTTCATCAGCATTGCTGGGACTATGTGCAATACAAAGGCACGCCGAACTACTACATCGAGAACGATGTGAAGTTCCGTCTCATCAACGCAGCGAAGTACATCGACGAACAGTATCGCGAGGTCAAGCCTGTTGTGGCTGCAGCTCGTGAGTATGTCGAGACTACTCTCGCCTGCTAACCAACTTACCCCTGCCACCTTCGGGTGGTGGGGGTTTCGTGGTGACCTTTGACAATATGTAGTCAGACTTGGTTGCCAAAGGTTGCGGTTCGAATCCGCATACACACAGGAGTGCAGTGAATCTGGGGTTGTACGGAAGAAGTGTAACGCTTCGCCTGCCCAGCACTGCGGGAAGCCCCCCGTCCCGAAGAGAGACGGGGGGCTTTTCTTCTTGTGGGTGACTGGCTTGCTTGCAATACATACAAAACATAAGTCGGGCAAAAACTTTATTTTTCTGCTGGCCACCCTGGCCACGAACCGTAGACCACGGAGAAAGGACCACTGACATGAGACCACTGAGGCATCCGTTTGGAAATTACTTCTTTTCTATTTGGTACAAAAAAGAAGTAGCTGGAGGCAGCAGCATTCTTTTCCCGCCAAAACACAAATACGTTCCAAGCCCACGAAGAGAAGTCTTGTTTAAAAGACTTGATGCAAAACGTGCCGACCGTTTTAAGCAGAGCAAACGCCGTGCACGCATCAATCTATGGATGCTTGGTCGTCATGACCACGGCTGCCGAGCCAATGTACACCGATCAAACAATTGGAAAAGGAGATTGTAATGGGACTTGATCAATACGCACACGTTCGGATTAACAAATGGAATCCACACGAATACAGCTTTGAATGGCGGAAGCACTCCCGCTTGCAGCAGTTCATGATGGAACTGTGGCACAGCAAAGGCTTCAACGAAGAGTTCAACCTTCAAGAGTTGCACCTCGACATCGATGACATCACCAAACTAGAAGAGCAGGTACACAAGGGTTATGAAGATTATCCCTGTCCCGGCGGTTTCTTTTGGGGACATCAGTGGCAGGAAGAAGCTGTCGAAGATGAGAAAGGCAACGACTTAGATTTTATAGAGCGTGCCAAACAAGCACTCCAAGTAGAAGGCAGCACGGTTGTTTACTCGTGCTGGTATTAGTATGGATGATGATATTCACTTAAAAGATTTTTATGAATGGCTGGACACATACCCTGACGACGTTATCAAGTGGGAAGTGACAGAAGTATTTGAAGGCGTGCGATACGTACGCTTCCTTGTAAGAGAGGATGAAGACGAATGAAACCAGAAACATGTAACCACTGTGATACCCAACTTAGATGGGTAGATAGTAACGGAATCGATTGGGAAACGTGGGCATGTAAAAAATGCGACGCCATCTTCGAAGTGCCAATGGCAATCATGCGTTTCTGGGATAAAGGAATACAACTAGATGAGGATGACAAATGACCTATGTATACGTGTTGCTAATTTACATCAGTATCGGAGATAAATTAGAACTTACCTCCGCAGAAACGCGCCTCGAACGAGACGAATGTATAATGTTAGCAGAAGATATAAATGCCAGCGCCGGCAAAGAAATCGCAGCTTGTATGCCATTATTAAAAGAGGAGAAGGACGATGAACATGGTCTCTGATACTTCATACGACGCTTACCTAGAAGGCCTATCAATTGCTCAGCAAGAAGCTGACCTTGGTAATAAGCTTGCCGCTGCTGAAGATGAACTCGAAGATGTGCGTTCGCAGATTGCACAGATCGAGGAACGTTGCACGTACTACATGCAGGACGGTCAACAACGAATCAAAGGCTATCAACTTGAAGAACAGTTTGAAGACCTATGTGCACGACAAGAAGAACTTCAACAACAAATATCCGACTTAGAAGATAAAGCATTAAATCTTTATTGGGATGAATACAACTGTGATGAAGGTGTAAAACAAACCTTACGACGACATAACCACTGGCTATGGAATAGCCGTGCGATGATTCTAGTTTCACAACAGCTTGCACGTTTGAGCAGTTGGCTGTGGAACCAGATGTATAATAAGAACCGGTAAACCGGCAAGATTTCAACACCCGTTATACGAAAGGATTTAATATGACGGTTAAGATTGAAAAAAACATACCTGTACCTGCAGAACCAAAGCGTAGAGGTATGGAACCTACCAAGTTTGGAACAATCAAATTTGTTTGGCTGCACCAAATGGACATAGGTGATTCAGTACGTTTCAATGAAGCCAAAGAAGCGTACGCAGCAACGTCAGCAGCCAATAGGCTGAAGAAAATAAACAAACTTCCCCCCGCTTTTAAACTGAAAGTACAAACAGTTGTAGAAAATGGTGGCAAGTTTGTTCGAATCTGGCGTACTGCATAGTGTCACGTTACGTATCCTTTCGCTTGACTAGAACCCAAGCAGTTGCTCTGTTGGAAGTTCTATCCGATGTCAATCAATACGTTGACATCGAGATGTTTCCTTTAACAGGGCAAGGTGGCCTGGCCTCATATACATCAGGCTATCAATCCCTTGCTAAACAACTGATTGAACAAGCGGAGGATATAGATGACATCTTATATACAGAGAGCTCAAAAGTTCTCAAATGATCATGGAAACCAGATAGCTGATACAAGTAATCGCCTTTGGGGTAACGTCAAAGTTCTATGTAACGATAACAAATGCCCAGTAGCACGATCGTGCCTGCGTTACATAAACAGTGGGTCAGCTCATGACCTTCATATCTGGTTTCCTAGATCACACAACTCACGCTGCAGAAACTTTCAGCCATCTTTAGATTATCTAAGAGGGAGGAAGAACCGTGGATGAAGACCCAAGACCCGTAGGTGAATGTGACTTTTGCGGAAGAAGACACCGACTCCAGGATGGAGCGTGCCGCTTTTGTCATGAGAAATATATGGAAAGGAATCCAAATGAGGAAGAATTACCTACCCATAGAACTGGGGGTAGCGCTTAGAGAACAGTTCAATATCAAAGAAGATTTATTATTCCAACAACCAGACGAACACGAAGTATACACAGCTGGCAGTGGCTACGGCACAGAGTATTACACATGGGGCCAGCGACATGTAACTGACCCAGTACCTATGCGCGTCGTTGCATTTATGGAACGGCCGATGGAATGGCGTACCGAATCTTCATCACGATCATACCAACACCCACCAGAACGTAGTTATGACCCTACATACTATCTTCATCCCAATGCTGTTACAGGCAGAAACCGGGATGAAGAAATAGAGTACATGTATCTTGGTGGATACATCTACAAAGATGGACAGCTTGCATACAAACTTTACAACGACAACTTAGTAAATGGTAACCGACATAACGGATCCAAGATAAAGCTTGCCAAGTATTTCCAACAAGAATCATGGACAGTATTTAAACGAAGCACAGAGTTCAAAGATTATTTACCAATTCAATTTATGAATGCCACTGCATAACTAAGGAGTAGACAATGCGCACAATTCGACCATCACAACTATCCAATGAACTGCGTGCCAACGCACGTGCAAACATTCCAACCATGGTATGGGGACCACCGGGTATTGGTAAGTCCCAGATTGCTTATCAGATTGCAGAGGACTTGAACGCCAAACTATTCGAGCTGCGGGCCAACTTGTTTGACCCAGTCGACGTACGCGGCGGACTCAAAGTTGTCGAGCAAGACGACGGTACATACAAGACCAGGTACGGTGTCCCCGAAGATTATCCTGAATCCACATACTCAGGTAATGTCGTGCTGCTCGTCGACGAGTTGCCCAATGCACCTAAAGCTACACAGAATGCACTGCTTCAACTAATCCTCGACAAGAAGATTGGTACATACACACTGCCTGCCGGCACAGCAATCATTGCTGCGGGCAACCGAAGCATTGATCGTGCAGCTGTACACGAGATGCCAACACCAGTGAAGAACCGTTTCGCTCACTATGAAATCGAGGCCAACATCGATGACTGGGCTGCTTGGGCTATGCAAAGGAATATTAGTCCCACTATTATTTCATTTCTGCGTTACCGGCCGACACTTTTGCATTCACTCGACTCTCGTGAGAATGCATTCCCGACACCGCGTGCCTGGGAAATGGTTGACCGTAAGTTACCTTTTATGGGCGGCACACCTGACGACGAGTTCTATGGTGTGGCTTCAATCATTGGCGATGGACCAGCTGGTGAGTTCATTGCGTTCAAGCAAACGGCCGACAAGATGCCTGACCTTGAAAAGCTATTGGCATCACCACATTCAGCAAGCGTCCCTGACGATCCGTCAATTTTGTTTGCTGTATCTGGTGCACTTGCTGCCCGAGCTGACGACAACAACTTCAAAGACATCATGGCTTACGCAAAACGTATGCCCTCTGAGTATCAGGTTGTTCTTGTCCGTGACTCACTCGCAAAAGACCGCGACTTGGTCAAATCAGCAGCGTTCCAGAAGTGGACGCAAGACAACGCCAACGTACTTATCTAACAGAAAGGATTCTAATCATGGCTACTGTACGTCTATCACAACAACTATCACGTGAGCTGCTCAAAACAGCTGAGCAAAAATACAGGGTCTCAAACCCTGAGCCCAATCAATCTCCCGAACTTATATCAGAAGTTCGAAACGCTCTGAACAATGTTCCATTGTTTAAAGATGTCGACACGCTTCTTTCTTCAATACACCTGCAGACAGCAGACGGTACCCTTGCAAGAGAGATCAACGGATTTCAAAAGAAAGACGTTACTGATATTGCAATCATCGGCATCAAAAAACATGCCGAGTATGAAAACAGCGGTGACACCGCACGCATTGACATCGAGCTACCTACACCAATCAGTGTACCAGCTGGTGGTGGGTATCTAACCTACACCATGCACATCGATATGTTTGATGCAAGTATTCGTGAAGCACTGCATACAAAACTTGCGCATGCTGTTGATACAGCTGAAGCGTGGGAAGAAAAGTTCAGGACCTTTTCTAAATCAATCGATGGTGTGATTTCACAGTGCAACACTGTGAAACAACTACTGGAAGTATGGCCTGCTGCAGAAAAACTGTTGCCAGCTGACGTTATCCAAAAGCTGCACACCAAAGTCACACGCAAAATCGATGCGGACAAAGTTCGTGACTTATCAGAGTTTGATGCTGATGCAGCCAACCAAGTGCTTCTTACCTCTTCTTTACTAGGAGACTGATATGTCTGTTGAGAACAAGTTTCTCAAGGCACGCGCCAAGTTGCTGATGGAACAACCGTTCTTCGGCACCTTGGCTTTGCGCCTTAAAATTGTAGCAACTGAAGACATTGCTACTGCTGCAACCGACGGCACCCGTCTGTTGTACAACCCCAGCTTTGTAGAAAAACTATCAATCCACGAAACAGTAGGTCTTGTTGCACACGAAGTTATGCACTGCGTGCTGCAGCACATGACTCGACGACAAGACCGACACCCAACCGTATGGAATGTAGCCGGTGATTACAAAATCAACGGCCATCTTCTCAACGCTGGGTTTGTTCTTCCCGAAGGTGGGCTTGTCGACAGAGAAGGTGAGTACGATGACGACACCACCGAGTCACTGTATGCAAAACTTCTAGACGATGCAGAAACAATTGAGATGCCTGCATGGGGTCTTGTACAGGATGCAGGCACCGACAGTGTTGAAGGCAACTCAGGCGCAGCATTGGAATCTGATTGGCAGGTTGCCATCAATCAAGCAGCTGAGCTTGCCAAAGCACAAGGCAAACTACCGAGTGACATTGAGACTCTTATCGGTGATGTCCTCCAACCACTAGTCGACTGGCGTCAGGTTCTCTGGCCCTTCTTTACCAACACAAGCCGTGATGAATACACATGGCGTAAACCAAACCGCGCATACATAAGCGAGGACGAGTATCTACCATCCATGTACAACGAATCATGCGGCACGATTGCCATCTGTGTTGACACCAGCGGATCAGTCTCCGATGCAGAACTACATCAGTTCTGGTCCGAGATCGTTGCTGTCGCCAAAGAAACCCAACCAACCAAAATTATTTGCATCGGCTGTGATGCACAAGTCAACGATATCTTTGAGTGGTCTGAAGCAGAAAACTTCTGGGAAGAACCGCCCACTTTCACAGGTCGTGGAGGCACTGCTTTCTCTCCAGCCTTTGAAAAAATCGATGAACTTCAAGAAGACATTGAAGCTTGTGTGTATCTCACCGACCTCGGCTCTGACGATTTTGGTGAGGAACCTCACTATCCTGTGCTATGGGTTAGTACTGACAAACATCTTCAGGCCCCTTGGGGTGAAACAATTTACATGGAGTTAACATCATGACTGGCCAAGTAAAAGCACGTCTTATATCTATCACCGAAGCTGTAGAAAAAGCATACGACAGAGCACGTGATGCTGACTGGGACGGCAGTCCATCCGAACATTTGTGGGATGAGTACCGTCGCCTCAAAGAAAAATTAGATCGTGGAGAAATTTACGAACCATTATTTTAGAAAGGTTTTAAGCCATGGCTTTAGACATCAATCAAGTACGCGCGCTTGCAGTTGCGTGTAAACAAGTAAAGGAACAACTGCCACCCGACAGTGTGTTTGAATACCACATTGAAAGCGCTATCTATGGACTGGATAGATGCTGTGCTATCTGGGACGAAGTACGTCCAGGCAACTACGAACAACTTGAGTTCGACTTGTCATAGAAAATTAGTCCAACTAATATTAGCTAACTTCAGGAGGAAGTAATGAAAGCTGATGAATATATGGACCTCGCTCGCCAGGAAGAAAAAGAGCGACGCCAAAACCCGAATCAATACGAGCTATACAGCTACACCTATATGTGGCTCAAGACCCGTCAACCCAGTCTTGCCAAAGAGCTTGAAGAAAACTTCAAACAAATAGAACAACAAGTAAGTACTGCGCGCGAAATTGAACACGTGCTTCATCTCGAGCAGCTCTACGACAACAGACTGGAAGACCTTGAAGATGACACTATTAAGTATTGACTTCGAGACTTACTTCGACACGAAGCTAAGCCTCACTAAAATGACAACTATGGAGTACGTACGACACCCTGACTTCAAAGTCTGGGGCGTCGGCGTGCGCTATGTTGAAGACGATACCGCCACCTGGTATGGCGAAGATGAAGTCGAGGACTACATACACTCCATACCTTGGGGATCCGTTAAGATGATTGCGCATAACGCTATGTTTGACGCATACATTCTTACTCAATACTACGGAGTAACACCTGCCTACTACTACGATACGGCTGCCATGGCCCGAGGCTTGTGGCCAGGTCAATCAGCACGGCTTGCCGACGTAGCAGAACGTGTGTTCCCCAACGATCCCGGCATGCGTAAAGGCGACGAGCTCGTTAATGCCAAAGGTATTGTGGATTTACCACCGGACATCGAAGAACAGATTGCAGGCTACTGCATACAAGACGTGGACCTAACACACGCCATCTTCGAAGAACTGTGGCATGACTATCCACAACAAGAACTCGACCTCATCAATCTAACAACACGGATGTTTGTCGAGCCAAAGCTGATCGTGGACCGTGAACGACTGACCACGTACCGAGATCAACAGATAACGAACGCAGAACAACTAATCGAAGCATCAGGAATCGACAGAAAAATATTATCAAGCAACCAACAATTTACCGAATATCTAAAGAACGAACACAACATCAACGCACCAACCAAGAAGTCTCCGTCTACAGGCGAACAGATACCGGCACTCGGCAAGAACGATGCAGGCTACAAGCAGCTCTGCAACAAACATCCCGAGCTGCAGCACATCTGGGATGCACGAGTCGTCGTCAAATCACGTATTGCAGAGACACGCGCGCAGCGATTCTTGGATGCATGTAACGAAGACGGAACACTCAGCGTACCGCTTCGATATTATGCAGCACACACCGGCCGCTTTGGCGGTACAGAAAAAATCAACATGCAAAACCTACCTAGAGGCAGCGAGATACGTAAGTCGTTGGTCGCCCCGGAAGGCAGGTTAGTGTATGTAGCTGACCTCAGCAACATCGAAGCACGCATGCTTGCATGGCTTGCAGACGAACAGGATCTACTCCAGGCGTTTGCACGTAATGACGATGTCTACAGTCAGTTTGCCAGTCAAGTATACGGACGACCTATAAACAAGCATGACGATCCGACGGAACGTTTTGTAGGTAAGACGGCTATCTTGGGTCTTGGCTACGGCATGGGTGCTAACAAGTTCCAAGCTACATTGAAGTCTGGGGCTATGGGCCCACCGATGGAGTTCACAAGCGAAGAAGCACATGACGTTGTCAGTACATACAGAACTACATACCCAGGTATCCCGGAGTTCTGGTCACGTGCAACCAACATGCTGATGTGGACTCTCGACAAACAGAAATACAATCCGCCGCTTCAGTACCGAGTGTTTTCAATACATGAAAATGCAATCGGACTACCCAACGGAATGCGACTTGCATACAAAGACCTGCAGATACTAGGCAGTCAGTACAAGTACAGCTTCCGCGGTAAACCAGAGTTTACTTGGGGCGGAAAAATTACAGAGAACATAGTGCAAGCATTGTCCCGCATCGTAATTACTGACGGGCTCATGCGCATACATACATATCTCCAGGACCTGGGAGGTTCGGTTGTACTGACGGTTCATGACGAAATCGTTTGCATCGCTCCCGAAACAGATGCTAACAAAGTGATGGACAAGATTATTGAGCTCATGTGCATACCACCTGACTGGGCTCCAGACTTACCACTTGCCGCAGAAGGCGGCTACGACAAGGCGTACAGTAAATGAGCAGACTGGTGCTACATCGCAAGGAAGACGAGAACGTTGTCATTCACAAAGACGGCGAGATTATCTGCCTCGTGAAGTTGACCGAAGCGAGACGCTCTTCAGCTCGCCTATTATTTGAAGCCAGCGATGACGTTGATATCGACAGGGAAGAAGTCTTTCAACGTAAGTACAACATCGTTTAGATTTTACGATAGTATTAGCAAAGCTAATGCTGGATCGGAGGACCAATGCAGTTTGTGTTTCTTGAGTCGAGTAATGGATTGCGACTCACAAAACACGTTTCCGCC